CGCCGATATTCTAAATAATGAGATAGAATATGAAAATCTATTATCTACTCAATGGAAAGGTAGAGCAGGACAAGTTTTAGGAGGCGGATTCGGAGGTGGTAATAACACACTAGGTGTTCGTACAACAGGTCAAATGAAACGACTAGGTTGTAGTAATCTGAAAAACCTCATAGAAGAAAATAAGTTAATCATTCAAGATTTTGATACGATTAACGAACTATCAACTTTTGTAAGTAGAAAAGGTTCTTACGAAGCACAAGAAGGTAGTCACGATGATTTGGTTATGTGTTTAGTGATGTTTGCATGGTTAAGTGGACAACCGTATTTCAAAGAGTTTGCAGAAACAGACATACGACAAAAACTATATAAAGAGAAGATGCAGGCGATAGAAGATGAACTAACTCCATTTGGGTTTGTAACCGGAGGCGACAGCAATGATGCTGAAACCTTTGTAGAAGATGGAGATAGATGGTCCGTAGTTAATCAAAGTAGCAATTGGTAAACGTATAAATAATAATGTAAATGAACTACGACTTTATTTTAAAGATATAAAACGGGAGTAAATAAAATGGCATTTCAACTTTCACCAGGCGTTCTAGTACGAGAAATCGACTTGACACAGGTTGTGCCAGCAGTAGCAACCTCACCAGGCGCCTATGCAGGTGTTTTTCAGTGGGGACCTGTAGACGAGGTAATTAATGTAGGTTCAGAGAACGAATTAGTAGAAAAATTCGGTCAACCTGATGCAAGTACATTTTCTTACTTCTTTACTGCGGCAAACTTTCTGTCATATGGGTCTAATCTTCAAGTGGTTAGAGCGGCGACAGGCAATACCAATGCGGCACAAGACGGCAGTGGTTTCCTAATTAAGAATGAATCCCACTACGATACACTAGGCGCTTCAGCAGTTGCTAGTGGACTCGGAGATTGGGGAGCGAAGTATCCAGGAACTTTGGGTAATTCAATCAAAGTATCAGTTTGTATGAATGCAAACTCATATTCACAGACAAACGTAACAACAACGACTGCAAGTACAGCATCGGGTTCGACTACAATAGCAGTAGTTGCCGCCGCTAATTTGATTGCAGGAGATATCGTTACTTTCGGTAATCATACGACAGAATATGAAATTACTGGTATTTCAACAAACACACTCACTATCAGAGAAAAAGGTAAGACTACTGGTCTTACTCAAGCAGTAGATGGATCAAGTTCTGCAGTCAACGTATCAGTAAAATGGTTTTTTGCTGACGATTTTGACGGCGCACCAGGAACATCTGCACAAGCAACAGCAAGAGGTGGAGCGAATGACGAAATTCATGTAGTCGTAATTGACGAAGATGGATTGTGGTCTGAAACTGCAGGAACAGTTCTTGAGAAGTTTTCAAATCTCTCAGTTGCAAGTGACGCTAAAAAATCTGATGGTACTGTAAATTTCTATAAAGACCACATCAATACATATTCAAGATATATTTGGTGGGGCGACCATCACACTGATTTTGATAGTGATGTAGGTGCCGCCGCTGGATTACTGAATAACACTTTCTCACACACTGGCAGAAAACCTCAATATGTTTCACTTGCTGGTGGTACTGATGATAACGCACCAACTGATGGTGAACTTCAAACTGCATTTGCTCACTTTGCAAATGATGAAAAGTATGATGTTTCACTAATTCCAGTAGGTCCTGTATCAGGTACAGTAGCAAAGTACGTTGTCGATAACGTAGCAGAAATCAGAAAAGACTGTATGGTATTCTTATCACCAGAACTTGCTGATGCTCAAGCAACAGACGCCGCTACACAGATTGTAGACTTCAGAGATGTAGGTGCTAATATCAACTCATCTTTCGCAGTCATGGACAGTGGTTGGAAATATCAATATGACAGATACAACGATGTGTATCGTTACATTCCTTTGAATGGTGACGTTGCTGGTTGTTGTGTTAGAACAGACTTAGTTGCTGATCCTTTCTTTAGTCCTGCTGGATTCAATAGAGGTCAGATTAAAAATGCAGTTAAAGTTGCATTCTCACCGACTAAAGCAGAGAGAGATACGCTTTACAAAAAGCAAATCAATCCAGTTGTCGCATTCCCTGGACAAGGCGTAACATTGTTTGGAGACAAAACTATGTTGACTTCACCAAGTGCATTCGATAGAATTAATGTAAGAAGACTTTTCATTGTTCTTGAAAAAGCGATTGCTACAGCGGCGAAGTTTCAGTTGTTTGAATTCAATGATACATTCACTAGAGCGAACTTCAGAAATCTTGTAGAACCTTTCTTACGAGACATTCAAGGTCGTAGAGGTATCATCGACTTTAAAGTAGTGTGTGATACAACTAATAATACACCTGCCGTTATTGATGGTAATGAATTCAGAGCAGATATCTTTGTTAAACCTGCAAGGTCTATCAACTTTATTACGCTGACTTTTGTTGCAACAAGAACAGGAATCAGTTTCGAAGAGACTGGTGTATAAGGGATAAATAAAGGTAAATAGGAGCAAATAAAATGGCAACAATTTCAGACTTTAAATCCCGTATGATTGGTGGGGGTGCTAGAGCAAACCAGTTTAGAGCAACGCTAACTTTTCCG